CGATCTTTACAGCAAAAAAAGGAATCACTCACGTGATTAACTGTGCCTTTCCAGAAGACTCGCCCGAGTGGTTCCGGAGACAGCATTCAGACAAGTATGTAGGCATCAACGCCATGGACCGCACGGATGTCAAGATCCTTGCATGGTACCCCATGTTTGAGGACGCAATGCGCGACTTTCTCCGTAAAGGCGGCACCGTATTTGTCCACTGCCAAATGGGCATCAATCGGTCCGCATTTTTGCTGCTGTATTTCATGCACAAGAACTTTGGACTGGATTTCAAAACATTGGTGGATCGCGTTCGTGTTCATCGTCCAATTTGTTCCAATCCTGCATTCATGAAGGAAATCGTTGATAGCATTTACTTGAACTCGAGCAAGTCAAACTAAAGATGGACGTGTTCAAGGTGCGGAAGGTACGTGAGTCTGGAAGTTCGTCCATGGGAACGCTTGATTCCGTCCACCAAGACATGGTGCACACCTTGCGGGAGTCGAAGAGCAAGCAGGTGGAGCTACGGAAGGAAATGGACGACCTGAAGGTTCAAATTGAATCTGTCAGTTCGTCCAATGATATGAAGGATATTTTACAGTGCTCCATCTGGGAAGCACGTGTGCGCGACTTGGCACAGGAGTTGTCGCAGCTGAATCCGTTGGAAGAGTACTATATGAAAAACATGGATATCCTCACAGACTATTACCGACGTGATGTGGGAAGCGCGTCGCCCGCTGTCCAAAAGGAGGATTCGACGTTTATGAAGTTCTTTGCCGCTGCAACGCCCGAGGGTGTGTCCAAAAAACAGATTTTCGACGAGTACGTGACCCGCATGAAGCTGTCCAACTCGTCCGAGACAGGAACCGTCATGACCGAGCATTGCAATCAGTGCAATGTGGCGCGTGAAGAGATTAGCTCCGAAGGTATTCTAGTCTGTCCATCCTGCGGCTCCGAAGAGTACTCCCTGGTTATGAGTGACTTCCCATCCTTCCGTGACCCACCGAAGGAGCGTAACAATTACGCCTATAAGAAAATCAACCATTTGAATGAGATCCTTAACCAGTTCCAGGCAAAAGAATCGACCATGATTCCTGACGAAGTGATGAACGAGGTGGTGCTCGAGATCAAGAAGCGTCGGATCAGCAATATTGCCGATTTGACGGAAAAGGAGATTCGAGAGATTCTGAAGAAGTCGGGTCGCTCCAAGTACTACGAGCATGCTGCCCATATATTGAGTAGGCTGAACGGCAACCCGCCACCCACGATTACGCCGGAGATTGAGGAGAAGATCCGCACCATGTTCCAGGAAATCCAGGCACCGTTCTTGCTCTACTGCCCGAACGACCGCACGAACTTCTTGAGTTACTCGTATATTCTGTACAAGTTCTTCGAGCTGCTGGATTTGGACGAGTACAAGGTCTATTTCCCGCTTCTCAAGAGTCGTGACCGGTTGATTGCGCACGACCAGATATGGAAGAAGATTTGCGATTATCTGCAGTGGGAGTTCATCCGGTCGATTTAACGACGACGGGTGTAACGGCGCCGACGACCCGCTCGCTTCGGAGGCTGAACGCCTAAGAATCCCCTGATATTGTCTGCAGGCCCTGTTCCAGGCGATGCATCGATACCCATCTTCTTTTCAACCACATCACGAACTGCCTGGTCGGTAGCTTTCTTGACGAGTTGTTTGTTTAGACCACCCCGTTCAATAACTAACGCAGACAGCTGTGCATGGATCTTTCTTGCAGCACGGACATCTGCTTGAAATTGTGCAGATACCTCACGAGTGCCACATAATTGCAAGTTCTCCCTGGCATTGCTACCAATGATGTTTAGTATAAAATCCATCGGGAATCCCTCATACACTTTACCATCGCGATAGCTGGCAAGAATGTCATTATTTGCCCCCTTGAGAATACTTGCTAATCTAGGGGACTCGCTTGCACACGGATTATTCCCCATTCTATCGAAGATTTCCTCGAGTTCATTGTTCAGCTGTGTTTCCGATGCTCCTCCACGACGAGTGCGACGACGTCCAGCGAGCTTGGGTGCCATTTGAACATATGCTGGGTTTACTTTTGAAAGGTTGCAGTATGGCCAGCAACAGGCGTTTTCGACGGCAGGACGGTGGACGACACGTGGACCATTACAAGAACAAGCAGCAGTTTCAACATTTGTATATCCGATAGAACAATGGAGACCCGGGCCAAACGCCAGCAAGCATGTAGCGCACGGGAAGTGATTGATAAACCAAAAACTGTTTCCGATGCCTATAACATCAAGAACCAGTGCTTGAAATGGAATGACAAGTACGTCAAGATTCTTACAAAGGATCCGATTGTGCCCAAGGAGCCGGTGTCCAAGGAAGGGCGTGTTACAAAGGACGGGATTTATACATTCTTAGTAACCGAGAGTGGGAAGCTATGGACTGCGCCGGTGGAATCCATCACGGAATACGGATCCTTGCACGACACGATGGTGTACGAATCAAAGGCAACGTCCGTCTTGTATGCGGGAGAACTCCGCAAGACTGGAAAGGAAATCGAGTTCAACTTGCAGTCGGGAACGTATATGAAGTCATTTCTTTCGGATCATCCGGATTGCGAGGAGTATTTGAAGAAGGAGACGACGGAAGTCCTGGAGAAGGCACATCCGGAAGCAGATGTTCAGTTTGTGGAAGAGACGCTTGTTACACCCGCGAATATCCCGCTCACGAAGGAAGATCTTGACAAGTTCCATGGACTCGGATTCGAGATTCGGCTGTACAAGGACCGGAATGTATGCAAGGCAAATCCCGTAATGCTAGACGCACAGCTGACAGCCGCGACTCGCCAAGCAACCTATGCTCAATCAAAGGGGATGCCAGTACCGGTGGATACGCAAGCATTCATCACTGGATTGAAAAAGATGATGGAATTGCATTCGTCAAATTATGAGTTGTATAATAGTAAAATGCCCACACTTTCCACTGTTCCTATGCCCAAGGGCGGTCGCCGCACGCGCCGCTGGATTCAGGGTGTGACGAAGACGATGAAGCGCGGCGCGTTCACTCGCCAGGCACTGCGCAGCCACAAGACCCCGGAGCAGTATGCGGATTCTGTGCTCGCCCACCCCAAGCGTCACAGCAAGGTCACTCTGCGTCGTGCACGGTTCCTCAAGAACATCCGTCGCTAAAAACCAAATTAGACAGTAGTTTACACATCATACAATGCATTGGGTTTATGTTTTATTATCGGAAAGTGGTGACATTTATGTAGGAGAAACAACACGTCTTTTTCGGCGTTGGAATGAACACCAAACTGGTCGTGGTGGAGTAAACACTTCAATGGGCGAATACAACACAGTTATTGGACTTTACAACGTTGCATCGAATCGATCGTTTGCTGGGTTTCTTGGCGAACAATCGGCATGGAGTTGTGAAAGATATTGGGAAAATGACGTTGATAAATCGGATGCACTTTTTATCGAAAACCTGATTACGGAACGATATATGGTTGAGAAGAAGTGTATTGTTCGGGGTGGTCGATACACAACCGAGAAGATGTGTCGGAAGTTCTCTCCCTTGAACCATACAGTCGACCGACCGCTTTGTAAATGCGGATACCCGTGTGAAGTGAATATGAAGAAGGACAAGACAAAGATATACTTTACATGTCCTATTCCTACATGGGTTGAAGATGTTCCAGAGAAGTGTAACTTTTGGGAAGAGTACACGCCATTTCGACTGCAAAAGGATGTTGAACTTCGTAATCGTCAAAAGCAGTGGGAGTTGTGGGTTGCAAAGTTACCAATGTATAATGGTGGTCCATGTATGAAATGTAAGAGCGATAGATATCGCCCTATCTGGTCGCGTGGTGAAAAGTATTCGATCTGTGAGGGTTGTTTCAATTTGAACTATGAAGCATTGAAGAAAGAATATCAATCGGCATTTCTTGCTGATGTTTTCGCAGACTAATGCCATTTACAGGGACCAGTAGCAGTTGGAACAAACAAATGCTCTACTACCGAGGCAATGATGAGAAGCGCTATACGGAGATCCCGCCCATCCCCGAGGGCACAACCCACCTGGACGTGTGTTTCAACCCCGGTCTTACAGAGTTGCCCCCACTTCCCGAGGGACTGACCAATTTGAACTGTTCGGCTACAGGTTTGTCGACTCTCGTTCTGCCCGAGAGTCTGCTCGAGTTCAACTGTAGTTATTCAAAGTTCAAGTCGTTGCCTGCACTGCCTGCTGGACTCACGGATCTTGTCTGTGGATACAACCGTGAGCTGGCGGAGCTCCCTCCTCTCCCGAAGGGACTGCGGGTGCTGATGATCGACTACACTGCCATGTCAGTCATTCCTCGCCTGCCTGAAACGCTCCGTGTGTTTCTCGCAACAGGCGCGCCTCTCGCGGAGCCGTTTGCCAGTTACAATGCCGAGTACAGGAAGGAGCTGCGCATCAGTGTGCTTATCGACCAGGTCAATGCATACTGGGACAAACTCGCTTTAACGCCGGTGTAAGTCATCATACAATGATCCGTAATGTCACAGAATCTCAAAAGCGCAGAGTAGCTGGGCGACAGAGATTCAAGTGCGCTGCGTCGATCCCTGATTACACATGTCCATTGAAGGGGGAACCATTCGATGAGTCTGGATATGAGATTGACCACATTCAGGAACTGCGGGATGGCGGTAGCAATGAACTTACGAACCTGCAAGCTCTATGTATCTCGTGTCACCGGGTAAAGACAACCAGGAACACATCAATGGGAAGCAAGAGAGTAGTTGCTGAAATACCACCGCCGGTTAAGTTATTATGTCATCATTGCCATGACCAGCACAAGGATACTACCTTGCGAAATGAGAATGGCAAGTGGTTCTGTAAAATGCAT